TATTTAAATATATTGTCGGTTTCACAACTTCCTGCTCATACCCATACTGGTGTTACAGGTACTGTAGGTAGTGGTGGAGGAGCTATAACATCTGGTGAACCAACTCTGCTAGATTCGCTACAATCGTTTGATCATCAAAATTCTGGACATACCTCAGCTAGCGGTACAAATAAAATATTGAAGTTGGATGGTCAAGTATTTCTTAATAATACTGGTACTGGGACTCCCGTAAATAACTGCCCTCCTTCCTTTGGTGTCTATGTTTGGAAAAGAACTTCATAATTATGCCTGACTTTTACATATCAAAAATAAAAATTCGTAGGGGAACAAACGATCAACGAAAATCGGTTCGTTTGGATCAGGGAGAACCTGCATACACCACTGATACAAATCGGTTATATGTTGGAAACGGTGTATTAAGTGGTGGAGTGTCGGTGACAACAAAAAATCACGTACCTCTGACTAATTTTTATAGTTTATCTAATACATATTCGGAAGTAGGTGATATAGCGTCAATTGATAATATTTGGTATCAATTAACGGCAAACCCTTATACTGATATCACAAAATGGGGTAAAATCGCTACCAAAGTATCACAAGAATTTGAGTATGACTCGTCTTCAACAATCAATTTGAAATTGAGTGGTCTATCGGCATCTAAAATAAACCCAAATACAGTTGATGGTGGATTATTTATTAATAATAATAAATTACAAATTAATTATAACCCAACATTTTTCGGACTTTCAGCTAATAAATTATCGCTAAATGCTGCATCGATCACTACTAGAGAGTTATTGTCAACATCATTTGGGAATGGTTTGAGCGGTGGGAATGGTAATACAATTACTCTGAGAACTAATCCGACGAATTTTTCATTTGTCGGTGGTGTTTTAACTGCCAATTATACGTCATTATACAATTCAATTAGTTCCTATTCTGGTAAATCACAATTTTTTCCACCAGTAAGCACATACAACTCTCTAACAACTCTAAATGCTAATGGTAATGATGTATCGACTTTCGATGGTGTTCTATACCAAATGAATGGTTCATCTGCTACCGAATTAAGCGCGTGGACGAACATTAGCGATACAAAAGCAGTTCAAAGGTCTGTTTTCTCAACACTGACATGCCTCTCAGCATTTACTGGTAATGGGAGTAATATTAATAGTAGTTTATCCACTATCTTTAATGGAAGACCTTCACATGCTATCGATGGAGTTGGTGCTATTCCAGGATTAGGAATAACACAATTTAGAACTTTATCTTCAAATGGTTTCACTACGGTAGTAGTAAATCTATCTTCCGCTGGATTCTTAACTTTTGAGGGTGATTCTACATCAAAAACAGGTCAACCATTCGGTAGATTCGCAATTCCAATTTTCGCATATTAATCATGAGTATAGAAATCTTCAACAACACACTATTAAAAATTTTATTCCGTCAAGGAACTGATAATGAACGCCAGAATATAATTTTTAATTCGGGGGAACCTGCTTTCACTACTGATACCAAACGATTATTTATTGGTGATGGGGTGACGACTGGTGGTATCCTTGCTGGCAATCTATTTAAAGGGACGGTGACAAATATCACCAGTGTCGCTCCAGCAGAAATTGGAGACACTGCTTATAATAGTGACACTAAAATACTATATCGACTGAAGAGTGGCACTGGAGCTAATATTGGCGATTGGGAGGCTATTGGAGGTAAAGGAATCGATAGTAACACTCAAATAGCTGGTTTTGGTAGCACTATAACAAATTTAGTAAGCACTAATAGAACAACTTTTTCAACTTTATCAACTACTCGGGATGCGAATACGTTCTACATAGTAACTAATGATAATTATATTTTAATGTAATTTAAAAAGTAAATTTTATAAATTTATCCCCTATTATGGGATATTATATCTACAATTCCTATGCCTACTACATCTCCACCTACTACCTCTACTTCTACCTCTACATCTACTACCTCTGCGCCTCCACCTACATCTCCACCTACTACCTCTACATCTACCTCCACATCTACCTCTACTTCTACCTCTACATCTACTTCTACTACACCTCCACCCACACCTCCACCTACTACACCTCCACCTACCACATCTCCACCCACCACTGAAAAATGTTGCGTACCTCCACCAGAAGTCACAGTAAATTTACCACCTATTTTACCACTTTTCACTACAATTTCAATATTACCATTATCAACTTTAATTACGCCACCAACCACTTTAAACCCTTTAAATATCAATATAACAGCCACAACCACGACCACCACGACAACCACGACAACCACGACAACCACTATTCCAACAATTTTAATTCCAAAATGTTTGGATAATAGTTGCAATAAATTGGGATTCTGATAATTATCTTGATGAGAAAATTGACCATTGGAATGGCAACATATGATGATTATGATGGATTATATTTTTCAATACAAGCTATTAGAATGTATCACGCAGAAGTGTTGGATGATATCGAATTTGTCATTATTGACAATAATCCCGATTCAAGCCATGGTAAAGCAGTTAGGGATTTGACCAATTGGATCAAAGAACCCTTTCAATATCTCCCATTTACTAAATTTAAATCCACTACTGTTAAAAATAAAGTTTTTGAATTGGCAGACACCCCTTACGTTTTATGTATGGATTCTCATGTATTTTTAGAACAAGGTTCTTTAAAAAAATTAATAAGTTTCTACGATAATAAACTCGACGATGGTAATCTACTACAAGGACCGATCATTTATGATGATCTGAAAAATTATTCCACACATTTCGACTTTACATGGGGAGGACACATGTGGGGAACTTGGCAAACAGATGAAAGAGGATCAGATAAAAACAATGATCCATTTGAAATCCCCTCTCAAGGTATGGGTCTTTTCTCGTGTAGGAAGGATTCTTGGTTGGGATTCAACAAAGAATTTCGTGGATTCGGAGGAGAAGAGGGGTATATCCATAAAAAATACAAAAAACATGGTAGAAAAACACTATGCTTACCGTTTTTAAGATGGTTACACCGTTTTAACAGACCAAATGGTATTACCTATCCAAATAAATATGATGAAAGATTTCGTAATTACATGATAGGATTTCACGAATTAAATCTTCCGACAAACGAATTGAAAGAACATTTCAAAGACGTATTATCGGAAGATAAACAATCGGAAATTGAGAAAGAAGTTATAGGATTACTTCAAAATTCCTAGATCATACTCATATTGAACATCAGAAAGCATTGCATGATATCGCTCATTAATGTATTTTTCAAAAGCCAATGGCTTAATCATGTTGATGGGGTTAATGTTTAATTCTTCAGATTTGTTTTCAATAAAGATAAATGCTTCTGCTAAACATGCCCATCTTGCAAATTCAGTCAATGTCATTTCCACTTTCCCTTTTTTAGTTTCTATTTTTATCATTTGTATTTTCTTTAATTAGTTTATCAATGTTAAGTTCTTCGATTGGTTCAGTAATCAGTATAGTATCCAATTTAAGTGTGACAGAATATTTGTTTTTGCAGTGGTCACATTCAACCACAAATTCTTCCATTGGTTTAAAAATACCATCGAACATGTTGTTACCACAATTACAGGGGAATTTAACAGATGCTTCGTCCAATAGTTCCTCATAATTTTTAATAACTTCTTCTTGCTCAGTGATTACTGTATCAGATTCTTGAAGCATATTCTCCAGATTCGTAACACGCTCATCAACTTTTTTCTTTCCTAAAAGTTCTTCTAATTCTTCCACTCTTTTATCATTGCTCTTTCTGTTTTGTAGCAAGTAATAACCCCACCCGTAACCTAATCCAGCTAATACAAATGATTTAGAGAATTTCTCCAAATTATCTGATATCCCATAAGCAATGGCACTTGAAGCCACTACTCCCAATAATATTTGTTTTCCGTATTTCATATTTGTTTTGCTTTTAAAATGATATCTGCTGCAATGTCTGGATCAAATTTGAAAGAGATCTTAGATGACTCCATGATTCCTTCCAACCTGCCAAATTCTTCGTTTACCATTTGTTCCAATCGCTCGCATGTGTAGTATTGTGGGCTAGTTTTTAAATCCATCAATTTCTCCCAATACTTCTCATCAAATTCCTTGACGTTTACCATGTATTTACCAGTGGTGAAGAACTCAATACCGACTTTACACAA